CATATTGTGATAAACCATTCGTCTTGGTCTTGCCATATAAAGAAGTAGTCGTCACACCAACCAGGATGTCTCCATATCGTTCTTTCCAATCTCTTTGAACAGTATCAGATAAACATAACAAAGCTAATAATTTGCCACCCATGTAATTATAACCTAATGGTTGTAATGGTACAATAGTAGAGCCGATTGCTGTATGATTGATCATTCCTTGTTGTGTTTTTACATCCCTAGACCAACCAATAAACGTATCTCTTGGTGTTAAATCTAAGAAATCTGATGAAATACAAATTACACCAAGGTATTTACCAGTAACTTCATCTTCAGCTGTATAGAATAGATTTCTACCAATATTGGAATTATTCTTCATGGTGGAGGAGAATGTTCTTATTGCATTCCAAGTTTCAGCAAGTTCACCATTATGTAATTTCAATATAGGTTTAAGTTTTGCATAATCATCAGGATCATTTGGCATCCAAAAGTTATTTCTAACTTGATTGACCAATTTATTCTTTAGAGGATCAACCATTTGAGTTTCAGTACCCCATAATGTACTGGCTTCATGTGTTGGATATCTTTCTTTAATTTCACACCATTTTTGATATAATGTATATTCTCTTACATCCATAGCTGAAGCATATGTTAAATCAGAGATTAATTGTTCTTTAAGTGCATCAGTATCAATGTGATTAAATGTTGATGGATCATTGGATTCTTGCCAAACTTTCCATTGTTGTTCAACTATTTCATTAGGTTCAGATGCCATTATAATTTCAACCCCAATCTTTTAAACATTTTGCTTTGTTTTTTTAGTGCCATTTCTAAAGCTAATGGTTTAGCATATGAATAGAACATAACTTTGTTTAGATTATCTAATTGATGTTGAAATATTCTAGCTGATAATCCATTAAAAGTTTGTTGATGTAATTCTCCATTGAAGTCATTATATTCAACATCAATTTGACTAGGACGATTCAATTTCAATTCTAGAAAAGGTGTGGATAAAGAATTCTCGGTCATTCTAGAAGTATCTTCCGAACGATTTAATATTTTAGGATTAAAGAAGGCTACATATTCATCACCCGAACCCATAACAAATACTCTATGTAAAAATCCACATTGATTGGCAGATAATCCAACACCATGATGTAATTTACAAGTTTCAACTAATTTAGAAGCAAAAGCATTAGCATCAACTGGAGGATTCTCAAAATCGAAATCTGGTATTACTTGCAGATTGTTTAATGTTGATATTGGAGAATAAACTATATCAAACACTTCAGGTTTATATGGTGTTGCAGTTGGTTTTGTTTGTTCTTCTGTATCAATTGTAAAAGTATCATTCATAATATATTCCTATTAAATTTTAGCAATTCTTGAAAAATTACCATGTTTCTCAAATTTTATTACTGACCTAAATCGATCAAATAATTGGTCACCTCGGTGACTTATAACAAATAAGTTGGTATCACCATCAAACTCATTAAAAATTGTAAATAAGTTCTCCATCGAACCTTCATCTAAACTACTATCAAATATTTCATCCAATATCAATAGATTTGTATTTGTAGAATTCTTTAATTTAGCAACCTGTCGCCATGTCAACAATAAAGCCAAATCTATTTTTTGTTTCTCTCCTTCTGAAAAATTAGAATATTTGAAATCATCACGATGCCTAGATTTTATAGTTTCATCAAAGTTTTCATCAATATTAAAATTTACAAAGAAATCCATCGATGATAAGTATTTGTTTATCAACTTATTCATCACTGGTAAATATTGTTTAATGATTCTTGTCTTGATACCAGTATCTTTCAGCAGATTTGAAGCATATTCATAATATTGTTTTTCATGAGATAATCTTTCTTGTTCATCTAATATTGTTCTTAATTGTTCAACCAATAATATCAGATTTTCATTCTCATGTTCTATGGTATCTTTTCGTATCGATAAATCGGCAATTTCTTTATTGATCTTACTAATATACTGATTAACTGCTGTAATGGTTGAATTATTCTTTATCAATTCATTATTATGTCCTGTAATATTTTTATTGATATTTTGTATTTCGATCATTCTAGCATTTAATCTAGTTATCTCAGTAGATATTTCAGTAACACCTTTATGTATCTGTTCACGTTTATTAATTTTATCACTAACTTGGGTTGTCTTAAAATCTAAATCCAATATTTGTCTACAGGTCGGGCAATCATCATTTTGTTCATAAAAGGCAATATCTTTATCTATCTTTTTGATACTGGCTTCTAATTTAGATTCCATTTGAATCATTTTCTTAGATTTCGATTCAACACTAAGCTTATCCGAAATCTTTTGTTGAAGTATATCTATGTGTTTCTGGATGATAACAACATCAGCAGATAGACGTTCATTCTGTAATTCAGAAGTTGTAATTTCGTCCAACTTTCTTTTAATTTCTTCATCATTATGTTTTTTATGTTCATCAATATTTTGTTTCTGTAATTTGATTTTCTCGGAAGTTAGATTCAACTCATATTTGTTACTGGTGGTAGCATCTTTAATATTTGATATTTTCTCCTTAACTAGATTATTCATTGATGAAAAGATTTGTATATCTAAAAGGTCTTCAATAATCGATCTTCTATCAGCAGCAGATAATTGCATAAATGGTACAAATGATGCTGAACCAAGAATAACAACCTGTGTAAATGATTTGAAGTTAAGTTTTAATATTACTTTTTCTAGATATTCTTGATAATCTTTAGCCTTGGCATCTTGATTAAATAAAATATCATTACAATATATTTCAAAGATATTAGGTTTGATGCCACGAATTACTCTATAATATTTTGTACCTATAGAGAACTCAACTTCAACTAAACCATCAGAAAGATTAATACTGTTTAATAGATTAGGTTTATTGATCTTTCTAAATGGTTTACCGAATAATGCAAAACACAATGCGTCTAACATTGTTGATTTACCAGCTCCATTATTACCGACAATTAAGGTATTATTGGAACTGTTGAGTTTTATTTCAGTAAAGGTATTACCGGTACTTAATATGTTTTTATATCTTAATACACTAAAATTAATCATACTCTTTCACTATTCAAAGCTTCAACATATATTTCATGTAATATACTTTTTAATCGGTTATTATCAATGTTATCTTCTTGAACAGAATCAACAAATTTATTAAGAATTGTTAAGGTATCTTCTGATTGAGTTATTATATCATCATCACCGTTTTCTGTCAAGTCAATTATATCTTCAATAATTGTAACATCAACAGGATTAACATTATAAAGTTTTTCCATAAATTTATCAAACAGATATGGATTATTCTTATTCAATACAACTACCTTTACATATTTGTTGGAATATAATGATAAATCTTCTAATCGTTTTGGTAGATAACCTTTGAAATTGATATCATTATAGATTATCTTATAGAACATTTCATTAGGATTAGCAATAAACTCCAACTGACATTCATTAAGATCATAAAGATGAAATCCTCTAACATCATCATAATCAGACCAGGTTAATTGATATGGATTGCCAAGATAAAATATACCATCAGCACTTGAACGATGATGATAATGTCCTGAAAATGTATTAATGAATTTTCTAAAGATTGACCTATCTAATCCTTCAGAAGCCATACCTTTATACATTGCGAAACCAGCAATCTCAAAATGACCCATACAAATTGTTGCATCGGTATTTTTCATTTCAGTCATACAATCATTATAATTGTCGGAACATATCCAAGGAATCATGCATATCTTAACACCATGAACTTCAATAGTTTTAGGTGTATCTATTACATGAACATTAGGATATTCTTTAAGTAATAGATCAACAGAATTTACACTATCACTATTTTTGAAATAAGTATCATGATTACCAGCTAACATATGAAGTTCAATACCAAGTTCCAATAACTTATCAAAGAACATTTCCTTAGTTCTTTTTAGTGATAGGAAGTTTACATATTTTCTGCGGTCAAATGTATCACCAAGTATTAATAAGGTACTGATATTATTTTCTATTAATGATGGAAAGAAAGTTTCATCATAGAACTTTTGATAGAAGTCTAGGAACGAAATACTATCATTCCTAGCTCCGAAATGCTGATCGGTAATAATTGCTATCTTCATAAGAACTCCATAATATAATATGGACTAATTATATCACACTTCAATGAACTTGTCAAGGCCTTTTTGCTTTTTTACGATAACTTTTTTACTTTCAAGCACTTTTTCAAATGTTTCTATGAACTTAGACAGGTTATCATATATTTCAAATTGAACACCACTGTCTCCAAATTCCAACATTTCTTGTTCAGCTTCAAATCCGAATTGTGCTGCGGATTTATATTTGATATACTGATGTTTCTTTTCCTTTTGTATTCGTCTAAGGAAAGCATAGTAAATAATTTGAGTAAAATATGCGAATGGATTTTTAGATTTATCAGGATTAAAGTTGCCATAATACATCAGACAATTTTCTATACCATCAGAAATCATTTCATCACGGTAGGTATAGTTCATGAAGTTTGGTTTATGAGATAATCCTTCTGCGATTTTCATAAAACATTCTGCAATATAGCTAGGTAACATTGGTTTTGGCAAATCTTGTTGCTTAGCTTCATCACAATTTTTGGTGTGTTCAATGAGTGCTTCAAGAAAATCTACATTATTTACATAATCTTTTTTAACTTTTTTTGCTTTCATAATTTAATCTCAATTTATTTTCAATTAGGGCTTGCCAAGGTTATTACGGCTATGTTATAATGCTTATACACCAAACCTGCTTTGGAACTTTATCTAGTTAAACATTATATAATAACTGGTGTCTGGAGTGAAACGACAGCACGAAGTGCCAAAGCAATTGCTTCGCAATGTCGCTGCGCTCCAGCAACTTAATGGTATTTGGTTGATCCTTTATTAACATTATCAAATGCATCCATTACTTCATCAATACTAGTTTGGTCCATATCATCCATATGTTTATCCACATAATCTCGTTTTTGTTGGAGTTTATTAAAGGTTTCCATATTTAATGTATAATATTCTTCTAATGCGTCAGTTGGTTCAAATACGCATAATATATCAATATCGGATATAGTAGTTTCATTGTTCTTCACCAACTCATTTGGAATCCAATGTTGCATTACCAGTTCCGGTTCATCCAATTCATAATCCAAAAATACTACCATTGGATTTTTAATAAAGTTGATTCCAGATACATTTTTATGTTCGCAAATGATATCCAGTCCATCTTGTAATCTAAGAATTTTAACAGCCATTATTTTAATCCTATTTTGTATAATTTGAATTTGAATTTTTCTTCAGTATAGATTTTAGTACGTTCCATAAAGTGCTTCAATGTAAAATTAACATGCTTATTATATCGTATATCATCAGCTATATCATATAAGGTTGCTTTGGTCTTACCATCAGATTGTCTTAATCCTCTACCAATGCTTTGCAAGTTCCTTACACGACTTTTGCTGGGTGATGCGAATATAATATTATGTAAATTCCTTATATTAACACCAGTAGAATAAACACCAAATGAAGCTACAATGATCGCATTAGATTCTTCTTCAACAATTCGTCTAATGTTTTCTCTATCATCTGTTGCTGTTCCACCATGTACAAAGAACACCTTCCTTTCACCTATCTGTTTTGAGTTCTTAATAAGATTATACAGTATTTTGCCATGTTTGTCAACCAGCTGGAATAAAACCAGTGTATTATTATTCATACTCACAGCTAGATTTTTTATAAATTTATTCCGGAGTTCATTGGAAATAATATATTCAATTTCTTCCTGATAGGTCTTATTCTTCATCAATTTACATACTTCATCACTATGTTTCAATACAAGACATTTGATATTAAAATCTACAAGCTCCTTCTTATCAATAAGTTCTTTGGTAGATATAACTTTCTTAACAGTTCCAAATAAACCTTCCAACACCAGCTTATGTGTTTTCATGCCGGATAAGGTACCAGTTAATCCAATACGATATTTGGTATCAGATAGTTTTTCCATAATATCTCGTATGGAGTTTGCTTGAGCTAAATGTACTTCATCACATATAACATAATCAAATTGGTCAAAATATTCTTTATCTTGTTTGAATATAGATTGCCAAGTGGATATTATAAGTTTCTTTCTAGATTCTTTAGGTTGACCTTGATAAATTTTATGTACATTATCTTTAGTAATAAATCCATTTTCACTGGAATAATCTTCAAAATCAGAATATAATTGTGATACAAGATTTACGGTGGGTACAATAATAAGACCACGAAGGTCTTGATATTCCAATAGTTGACGGAATATAAGGTAGATTATAAGACTTTTACCGGAGGCTGTAGGAGATAATAAGAGAGCTCTGCGTTTTTGCATGGCATGAACAAAGGCCACTAACTGGTGTTCTCTTACATCTATTGGATTACCACGGGAATGTAGTTTAAGTTCAGTAAAGAATTCCTTAGCTAATTTTAG